CAAGCGTAAAGGCACTAAGAGAACTTGCCTATCTACCGAAAGGTCAAATGGATCCACATTAGCCACGTCCGTTCATCCCCTTGGGACGCATGAAACCTAAGCATGGAACGGGGCTTAGGTATTGAGGTTTTTACTATGTCTCCAATCGAATTACAAGCTCGTGTTAAAGAGCAAAAAGTATTAGATAGAGAAGAGAAACTTAAATATCGAGGCATCGAATACTACAAAACTTACAAAAATTAATTTAATGAAAACAATTGCACTTGCTCTCGCAGCCACCACATTAGCGTCTGCACCTGCATCCGCTGGAGTATATTTCAACACTGAGTTGAACCAAGGTTATGAAGGTAAAGAATACTTTGGTAGAGCTATAGATTTCCACATTGGTGCTGAAGGTGGAGAAGGTAAAACTTCCTACTACATCCAAGGTGGTCCAACTATCATAGCTACTGAAGGTGTTGATGGTACTGAGAATGAAATCTCTGGTAAAGCTGGACTTAACTATAACGCAACTGACAAGTTAGCTTTCTATGGTGAGTTCTCTGGCATCACTGCTGGTGACTTAGATAATGTTTATAACGTTAAAGCTGGAGCTAAGTATAGTTTCTAATGGCTCATCAAAGTGATAAGGCTAGGGCGTCAGTTACTTCACTGACTCCCGAACCTGAATTTTCTAAATCAGGAATACCTCTACACATGATGGATCCATTAACTATTGAGGAAGAGATTCCAGCTAGTGATATACCTGATAAAAAGTGAAGAAGTTCAATGAACTATGGCTAGTAGTATTATTTACTCTAGCCTTCTTCATACATATAGAAGTTCTTCATGTGAACTTCCATAGCAGAGAGGCACCTCAGTGTCGGACCTCTCTGTAATTTGGCTTTTAGCCCTCTACGGAGGATACCTATTAGCCGTCTAGACGGTGGGATAGACCACAAAAAAAATGATCAAAAAATTTCAGCTGAGAAACGTATATATCAAATTAATTTTTAATAATGTCAACAATACATCAATCAACAGATCATCAGGCGTCGGTAACCGTACCTGGTGCTAAGAATGGAGGCTCGGACAGACGAGAACTCTATCTTAAATTGTTCAGTGGTGAGATGTTCAAGGGGTTCCAGCACAACACAATTGCTAGGGATCTCATCATGAAGCGTACCTTGAAGAATGGCAAATCTTTACAGTTTATCTACACGGGTCGCACCAAAAGTGAATTTCACACGCCAGGAAATTCAATATTAGGTAACAGTGATGGAGCACCTCCAGTATCTGAGAAGACTATAACTGTAGACGAGTTGCTTATCAGTTCAGCATTTTTATATGAGCTAGATGAGACACTTGCACATTATGACTTGAGATCAGAGATCTCTCGTAAGATCGGTTATGCTTTAGCTGAGAAGTATGACAGACTTGCATTCCGTGCAATTACACGTGGAGCAAGAGCTGCATCACCTATCTCTAAGACTGACTGGAAAGAGCCAGGTGGTACTCAGATTCGTGTTGGTTCAACAACTAACGACTCTGATGCTTACGTTCCATCAAACCTAGTTAATGCGTTCTATGACGCAGCTGCTGCACTCGACGAGAAAGGAGTCAGTTCTGACGGGAGAGTCTCAGTTTTGAACGCTCGTCAATACTATGAATTGATACAACAGGTTGGTGAGAATGGTCTAGTTAACAGAGACGCACAAGGTACATCCCGTCAGAAGGGTAATGGAATTGTGGAGATCGCTGGTATCAAGATCTACAAGTCAATGAACATACCGTTCCTTGGCAAATATGGTACTGCTTATGGTGGTACAACTGGTGTAACAGAACCAACAAACCCAGGCGACTTTCTGAGTGTAACTCCAGAGGATGCCGATGAGAATGAAGCTGGTATCCATAACGACTACGGTACTAACTCAGAGCTAGGAGCTAAGTCATGTGGACTTATCTTCCAACGTGAAGCTGCTGGTATTGTAGAAGCAATTGGACCTCAAGTTCAAGTAACCAAGGGTGACGTATCGGTCATTTACCAAGGTGACGTGATATTGGGTCGCTTAGCCTGTGGTGCGGATTATATTAATCCTGCTGCTGCAGTCGAATTGTATGTAGGTGATACTGCACCTTCTGCATTCTAACTATTAAGGGAGTCTTTATGGCTCCCTTTTTTTTATTCATAAATATTTATACCTATGGCTTTCCCTACCACTAACGCTGTTCAAGAACTACCCGCTATAAATCAAATACTGATGGCTTGTGGTCAGGCACCAGTCACCACTTTAGATGAAACCAACCCAGACGTTGCGATTGCATATCAAACTCTACTAGAAGTATCTAGAGAGGTACAAAGTGAAGGCTGGTCTTTCAACAAAGAGCCACATTATGAGATGATACCCGATAGTAATAATGAGATAGCAATACCAAATAACGTATTACAAATAGACCTTAGCCAATCTCATGCTGGTGACAAACAGGCAATCAGAAAAGGCGGGAAATTATATGATAAAGAACACCACACATGGGAGTGGAAAGATGGACCTGTCGATTGCGATATTACATGGCTATTTGATTGGGTAGATCTACCACGACCAGTACAGGACTACATAACAGCTAGAGCATCTACTGTTGTATCTAGTCGAATCATTGGAGATCAAGGTCAATACCAAATGCTCCAACAAAAAGAGGCATACATGAGAGCTATGGCTCTGGAGTATGAAACAACCCAAGGTGATTATTCATTCTTTGGTCATCCTGACGGAGCACACCCTTATGTCAGTTATCAACCATACAAAGCACTTAGTAGATAATGGCTGCAGTAACTCAAAGGATATCTAACTATTTAAGTGGGGTATCTAAACAGACAGATAGTAAGAAACTTCCAGGTCAGGTTAAAGAATGTATTAATGGTTTACCTGATATGACATTAGGTATGACAAAGAGACCTGGGTTTAAGTTTATATCTAAATTAAAGAATACAGGTGGTACTGACTTTAGTGGAACTCAGTTAGATAATGCTAAGTGGTTCTACATTAATAGAGATACAACTACCAGATATATAGGCTGTATCGTTCCTAAAATTGATAGTACTAATGGCAGTATCTATGTATGGAATGCAGATACTGGTGATGCATGTACCGTTACTAATGGTGATACACATGATTATCTAACTGGAACAGCTAATAATAACTACAACATTAATACAGTTCAGGATACAACTATCATTACTAATGATACATTCACTGTAACTGCACAACCAGACGCTACTGATTTTGTAGCTCAGAGTAGAGGAACTCTTCTACTAAGTGGAAAGATAGAGCAGATGCAGGGAGAGACATTCTCTGTAACAGTAGCTGGTAGTACAACAGATGCTTATACTGCACCTACAGATGCTGATTTCGATCAGATATTAGATGACTTAGAATCTAAGATTAATGATTTAAGTATTAGTGGTCTAACAGTAACCAAACATGGTACATCTTTACAACTAGATAGAGTTATTAGTTCTACCAGAACTGCATTTACATTAAGTGCTACAGGTGGAGATGATAATGAAAGGCTTGTTGTATTCCAAGACTGGGCTTCTAACGAATCTTGGCTACCTCCTAACTCATTTCATAACCATGTAGTAACCATAGTTAACTCACCTTTATATGATGAGGATAACTACTATGCAAAGTTTGTAGCTGATAACCCATCAACAGGTGGTTCAGGTTATTGGAAAGAGAGTATAGGTAATAACCAATCTCCAGGTTTAACAGCCTCTAGTATGCCTCATAGGTTAAGGAATACAGGTACTGATACTTTTGTATTTGAAGCTATTACATGGGGACCAAGAATTGTAGGAGATGACTTAACAAACAGCCACCCTAGCTTTGTTGGTAAGACTATTAAAAAGACATTCTTCCATGACGATAGACTTGGATTCTTATCTGAAGATAATGTCATCCTTAGCAGAGCTAAAGAACCTTATGAGTTATATGCAGTATCAGCTAGAACACATACACCTGCTGATCCAATAGATGTTAACTGTGCATCAACTAGACCTACTAAGTTACATGCAATAAAACCAGCTAGACAGGGTTTACTATTATTCAGTAAGAATCAACAGTTTATTATCTATTCAGATGATGGACCTTTAACACCACAGTCTACAAAGATCAGACCTATCTCCAACATGGAGATGAGTGATACAGTTGATCCAATAGATATAGGTACACACTTTAACTTCATCAGTAAGACTCCTAACTTTGTAAGGGTCTTTGCTATGCAACCTAAAGGATTAGGAGAGAGTCCTGATATCCTCGATATAGGTCGTGTAGTTAATGAGTGGATAACAATAGATGTAGATACTCTTGTGGCTAGTATCCAGAATGAGTTCATTGCTATGTCTAGTCAGTCAAGTAAAGAGATCTATTTCTATAGGACTTATAAGAATGGTGATGAGTTACTGATGGAGTCTTGGTTTAAGTGGAGACTGCCTGGAACTGTTCAGGCTATGGCTCTAGATCAGGATGATATGTACTGTGTTACTAAGCAAGGTGATCAATATACTCTATCTAATTCAAACCTAACTCAGAGTCCAGATGTAGCGATAATAACCAATGCACAGGGTCAGAAGATTAACCCATGTATGGACTTATATGCACAGGCTAGTTCTGTAGATTATGACACAGATAATGATTTTTCTAAATGTTATTTACCTTATGCCAACCTAACTGATGAAAAGAATGTATTGCTTATAGCTGGTACAACAGCAGCTGGTACATTTAATAATTCAGGTTTTACCATCACACCAGAGACAGGTACAGATGATACTGGTACATACTTTAAAGTGCCTGGACAAGACCTTGAGAGCGTCGCAAGTAACGTCTATGTAGGTTATGCTTATAACTTCGATATGACCCTACCACAGGTCTATTACCAGCTTGATCAGGAGGGTAGGATAAAGGACTTCACAGCTAGTTTAACAATATCTAGGCTTAAGTTTGATGTAGGTTTATCAGGTGTATTAGGTTTTAAACTTAATGCTGTTGGTAGGTTTGCAGGTAAGAAAGAACATGTAGGTGATAACACCACTAAGAAGTTCCAATGGACTACTTCAGATTTGGATTATGTAGATAGAAACCAAGTTAAAGTTAAGGTAAATAATGTAACCAATACAGCATTTAGTTTTGTAAGTGATACTGAAATTGAATTTACTACAGCACCAGCAACAGGAGCTAAGATAGTTATCTACCTAGATGAATGGTATGACCTACAACCTGTTACTGCAGCTAATACATATATAGCTGATGATATAGCACTGAATGAGTCAACAATATTTACATTACCAATACACCAAAGAAGTAAGAACTTTACTTTACGGGTCTTTACTGACTCACCATTTCCCGTCTCTCTCAACTCGATGATGTGGGAAGGAAACTACTCACCGAGATTTTATAGGAGGACTTAAGATATGGCAGAACCAGTATCAACATATGTGGCTGTTAGTGCAGGTTTAAATTTTTTAGGGGGCTTCTTTAATCGTAGAAATAAGAAGAAACAAAGGAGAGCAGAGGAGAAATTCTTACAGAAGAAGTACGATGAGTACGATCTTCCTCTGTGGAATATGGGAAAGGATCGTCTTATCGCACAGAGAGACGAAATAATCAGAGGGATAGAACTCAAGCAAAGAAATGAGTTAAAATTAGCAGCCTTTAAAGATAAAAATAATTTAAGAAACTATCAGCAACAACTAAAGATTAGAAGTTATCAAATAGATCAACAGAATAGATTATTTAATAAGTCTGAACGTCTTTATGGTCAATCCATAATGGATGCTACTGAGCGTAAAGCTTTACAAGAGCGTGAAACGTATCAGCAGATGGCTTTTGAAAATGAAGATAACATCATTGAAAGCATTATAAAAAAAGGAGAACTATCAGTTAAATCTCAAGCTGGTGCTAGTTCCAATAAAGCTATGCAATCTTTAATAGCTGATGGTGGTAGACAACATGCCATATTAACTGAGTCATTACTTAGTGGTAATAACAACACCAGAATGGAGTATAAGCAGTTCTTAACTAAAGCTGATGCGAATAGAATGTTAAGACCAGAGGCACCACCAGAACCACTTAAACCTCTTGCTACTCCAGTAGCTGACTATGAGATGCCTAGAGCATTACAAGATTTTGACTTTGGACCAAAGCCTATTAAGGGGGTAGCTACTACTCAAGTACCTAGTTTTGCAAGTACATTAGCTAGTGCAGTTGGTGCAGGTTTTAGTGCTTATGCAGCAAGTACTGCAGGTACAACTAGTTTTGAACCACCTCCACAAACACCTGATTATGGTGGATCATATCTTGTTTAATTATTAAAAACAAATGGCAAAAAGAAGATTCCAAGGGTACGCCGTTGGAAAAGGTTTTAGCAATATAGACCCAGGTTTCTCATCTCTTACTCGTTTACAGGAAAAGCAAAATCAAGATCTAGCTGACCTTAAACAAGCAGAGAAAGAGAGAAGAAACAGGGATCTACAAGCTGAGGCAGACCTGCAACGGATTATGAAATCTGAAGAGGCTAATCGTAAAGAGATCAACATAGATCAACAAGCCTTTTCAACACGAGAAAGAGCACTCGTAAACAAAAGAAATCAAGCTGTTCAGAATAACAATGCTGAATTAGCAAAGATTAAACAACAAGGAGGCCTACTGCAGATTATAGGTTTCAGTAAACAAGGCTTTGCTGATTACCAAACTATACAGGCAAAGAACTGGGAAGCTACTGCTAATGAGTCTTATCAGTACCATATGAATCATGGTACGTCTTTAGAAGATCAAATAAGACAAGATCTTTTAGAAGATAAGCAATGGTCTCAGAGTCAAGACTTTGAAGCCTTAGCAGATCAGCTACGAGCTGAAGGTTATACAAATCAAGAAGTTAACTATGTAAGAGGTAAAGGTAATGCTTCAGACTATGGAAGATTAAAGGCATACTCTGTTAAAGCTGGTGAGGGTTGGTCTACGTTTGCTCAGGAACAGATAGCTCGTATGGGTATTACTGATCCAGTTAGACAAAGGCAAGCATTAGAAGCATTAAGAATTAAGTATCTAAAAGAGCATAAATTATATGGTTTAACTTCTGATTTCTTGGAACCAATGTTCCAGCAAATGAGGAAAGGTACTCAATCAATTCTTGATAAATCAATACATCGACAATCAGTAGCGTTTACTCAAAAGAGGAGTGCTGAAGCTTTAGAAGTTCTTGCAACTTTTAAAACACCTGATAGTTTAAATCAATTTTATTTAGCAAAAACAAGAGAGATAAATCCAAAGACAGGTACTTTCTTCACACCATCTGAAGCAAAGCAACTTACCTTTGATGAACTAGGTAATATTGATAGATATACTGATACAGAAGTTGAAAATTTACTCCAGAACACTAAACTTTTAAATCAAAATAGTACATGGGCTAAAGCCAATCAGCAACAACTTTTTGACCTTCAAGATCAACGTAGGATTAAAAGAGCAACTAGAGAAAAGAATACTGCAGCTTTAGTAAAACAAAAGAAAGAAGAGATCCTTAGAGATAAAAGAGAGTTCTTCAAAGATCCAACCAGATGGAATAACGATAGAAGAGTTGGATCAAAGCTGATGTCAGAGATGAAAGCTCAAGGTTTTACTGATGATGAATTAGCTGAATTTTTACCATACCTAGATCAAAGTGTCCAAGGTAGAGCTGATGGTGATCAATGGAGAAAGATAATTAATGATGCAGCAGAAAATGGAACTCTTACAACTGAAGACTTAGCAAGTCCTTGGGTTCCTCAAGATCTAAAAAATAAGTACATAAAGCAAGCAAGAGAGAATGATGCTTTATTTGCAACTGTAGATTTTAAAGATGTTAATCAAGACCTTGGTGGTTATTTACGAGCATCATTAAAAGAATTTGATTTAGAAACCTCATTACATCCTAGTTTTTTTAAAGCTAAACGAAAGGCTGAACTTATTTTTAGAAAAGAGTTCAAAGCTAATGGTGGTGACTATTTAAAGGCAATGGAGAAAGTTGAAAAACTTATAGAAATTGGTAAGGGAGATGCAAACAATGAAGGTAGAGGTGTGTTCAGAGTCATCACAGCAGATATGCTTAAACCAGGGATGGGTACTCAATCCTTCTTTGCAACATTCACTCCAGGGTCTCATAAAGATGCACCTAAAGTTTTAAATACATCTGATTATATAGAGCGAGATAAAATTGTTGCTAAAGCAGCAGCTGATCCTACAATATTAGATAAAGAATTATTAATTCATCCAGAAAGACTAAAAGAGATAGCTACTCAAATAAAAGAAGGTAAGAGTTATCGTCTCCCTGAAGTTTTCTTTGAAATATCAAAGGCTGATCCAAATGTATTTGGTAGTCCTACAGATATATGGCAAAGGCAATTAAAAGCTGCTGTTGATAAAAAACTTCTTGAGAAGATGGATCTTAAAGTAGAGGATTTTAGGTACACATTATTTAGAGATGTAGCAGACCCTACAGCTCAAAAGATGATTAATAATATCAGAACAAAAGGTGAGTTCTTACAGACTTTACAGGTAGTGAGAAACCCATCATCAACAAGAGATCCAAGATTTATGTCTAATACAGTTAGACGTAAATTGTCAGTTCCATCAGTTTTAGAAACAGTAATTACAAGGGAACAAATGAAAGCAGATGATGACTATGAATATAAAGTTGAGGAGTTTGGTCTAGGAGACTTTATATCATCTGGAGGTTATTATGTATAACGAAGAGATATTAGAACAACAAACTATCCTTCAAGAACATAGGAAAAAGATGGCTCAAGAAGAGCTACAGAAATTATCAGAAGGTCATTCGTATAACACACCTGATACTGCATTAGGTCAGCCAACTCCAGAGGATATAGATTCTAAAGTAATTGAAAGAGCTGGCCAAGTTTTACAGGAACCACCTGTAGGACAACAACCAGAACCACCTGCACCACAACCACAAGAGCCACCAGTACCAGAGCAGAAAAAACCTAAACATCTACTTGATTTCCATAGTGATATGGAATTAGATATGAACCCAAATACATGGGCTTATTTAGGGACAATGGGTGCATTAGATGTACCTTTTGACGTTGTTGGTCTTCTTCCTGGTTTAGGTTTCGTTGATGATAAGTGGGATGAAATAACAAAGAATAATCATGAGGGTGCTCGTAAATTTAGAGCAGCTGCAAGTGTTATTCTTCCTACTATTCTTACAGCTGGAGCTTATGGAAAGTTTGTAGGAGCATCAAAACTACCAGCGTTAACTAAAGCTGTAGCTAATGTAGGTGGTGTGGGTGCAATTAATGGAGCTATAGCTAGTATTAGTGACTTTGGTGAAAACCCTGAGAATAGATTCTTAACTAGTCCACAAAACTTTAAACGTTTACAAGAATTTTTCCCTGAGATATTTGGTCCTCAAGGTAGATACCCAATATCTGATGATTTAACAAAGATAGATGGTATTGATCCTGAACTTAATAGGTTATTAGTTGGTATTGATGAAACTATTTTAAGTGGTATAGGAGATGTTATTGGTTACGCCTTTAATGCCTCTAAACCTCTTCTATGGAAATTCAAACCTTTAAACAAAAGAGCTAAGAACTTTAAAAGAGCAAATCAGCTTCAATATATGGAGCGTGATACGAAAAATGCTATTGCTGATATAGATGCAGTATTAGGAAGTGGGACTATAGGTGAAGAACAAACTAAAAATCTACTTGCTAAGAAAGCTCAATTAATAGATCAGGTAACAAAGACAGGTTATTCGGAAGCTACTGGTAATCCTGCTGAATCTATCATCAGAGATAAGCAAAGATCACGTCAGGCATATAGAGATAATAGAGCACTTAAAAAGATTGCAGAAAATCCATCTGGTACAAACTTTGATCCTGATATCACACCTAAACTAGCTAGTGAAACCAAACAAACTGAAAAGGCATTTATTCCTGGTGCAGCTGTAAGGAACACATTAGATGTAACAGCACAAGAGATGGGTGAGCATTCAAGAAATGCTGTACCTACTGCACCTTATACAGAGGCTATGAGAGAAAAAGGTTTAGTCCTTGGTAAATCTCATTATATGGTTGCTGATATAGCTAAGAAGGTAAGAGAATCTGGTAAATATGCTGATTTCCAAGATAAATGGAGATCAGGTGTTAGATCACAAGCTGCATGGAATATCTATGAAAGGATAATGAAGCCTGGTACAGGTGAGCAGTTAGCACAAGTACTGAGTGATCCAAAGTATCTAAGAAAAGAAACACTACTCAATGAAGTATTGGGTGATGCTGAAGTTCAATACTTAAACCCACAAGCTACTGAAGCTGCAGCTGTAGCTATTAGTGACTTGTTAGATGTTTATTTAGGAAGAGAAACTCAGGAGACTTCAGCTAGGGTTATGTCTACCCTTGGAAAGGAGATCTCAGCCATCTCTAATGCCTCTGTAAGCTTCAAAGGCTTAATGGATGATGATGTTGTATTCAAGAACATTATGGACCGTGTAGAGCTGTTAGAGGCTGAGTTTGGAAAGTCTAAATATGTAGCTGGTTGGACGCTTCAAAACCTTAAATGGTGGAAACGATGGAGGAAAGGTAATCCTGAAGAACTTGCTCAAATGACCTTTGAAGAGTTCAATAGGAATGCAACTAAAGTACATTCAGACTTTAAAGTATTTAGAGAGAATCTAGAGAAAGTAAAAGCTGAAAATCCACGTCTAGCTCAAACACTTAAAGAAGCCTATGACTATAGCGATGGTGATATCAATAGTATTCGTGGTTTAAATCAATGGGCTAAAGAACAAATATCTCCAGGTGGTCTTATATACAGTGGTAAGAGAGGTATGAACCTCTTTGCTAAAGGTGCATGGGCTGTTACTTACAACAATGTTCTATCTGGTTTATCTGGACTAAGAGCAGCTGTAGGTAATGGAAGTATGTTAATTCTTAAACCATTAACTTCATTAACTAGAGCTGGTGTTAGATCCATATTGAAGCGTGATATAGAACCTATTGAAAGGGTGATGTATCTACATGGTTCAATCTTTGAAACTACACGTAGAGCCTTCAGTGATATGACGGCACGTATGGCAAAAGTTCATAGTGATCCAGACTTTATGATGAAAGCAATCCGAAAGGACTTTGTTGTAGAGGAAGATAATGCTTATCAAATTATTGAAGATTTCTCAGAACAATGGGAAAAAGAAGGTGATATAAAAAGTCAATTCTTTTATGGCTGGGCTAAGTTAAATCGTTCTATTGCACGTATGAAGTGGATGAGAACAGGTATGACAGCTATGGCTGGGGTTGATGCTTTTACAGATACCTTTATGGCTACGTTTAATTCTAGAGTTAAAGCATATGATGATATCTTTGGTAGATATGGTAAAACCATAGATCCAGATATATTTAGCCAACAACTCAAACAAGCTGAAGAATTAAACTACAGCAAAATGTTTGATAAGAATGGTCTTTTAACTGACACTGCTGCTAAGAATGCATCAGGTGAAATTGCTTTAAACCTAGATGATGGTATTGCTGATGCTTTAAATCCTTGGTTAACCAAAGTACCAGCATTGAAGACATTTATGATGTTCCCCAGGACTGGTATAAACCAAGTTAAATTGGCATTATCATATCTACCTATTGGTAAGATACCTGGATGGAAAAGTAAGTATGCAAAAGTCTTACAGGCTGGTGATGATATAGAGCTAATCAAAGATGCACTACAAGCTCACGGAATTAAAAACTTCGATGAGACTCCTAATGCAATGGCTATATATAAACAGCTTAAGGATGAGTATGAAGGTCGAATGATGGTTGGTAGTGCAACTGCAATCATGGGATACTGGTATGCAATGTCAGGTGGTATTAGAGGTAATGGACCTGCTAACGCATCAGAAAGACAAGAGTTAATGAGAAAAGGTTGGAGACCCTATACAGTTAAGATAGGCAATAACTGGGTCAGCTATAAAGGTATTCCTATGGTTGAACAGATGTTTGCCTTGGTTGGTGATATTGCTTATTACCAAACTGCTTTAGGTACAAATATGACTACCCAATTATTAGATAAAATTGGTTGGACCATATCTGCTACATACCTAAATAACACACCTCTATATGGTATTGAACCATTTCTGTCTGTTATGAATGGTGATGAGGCAGCATTTAAGAGACTAGCAGCAAACATTGTAAGAGGTGCTATACCTGAATCTGGTGCTATGGGTGTTATTGCTAATGCTATTACTCAAGCTCAGAAAGATATCTATGATGACTTTTTAGGATATGTCCTAAACTCAACTCCATTTAAACAAACCCTTCATTCACAAAGAGATCATTGGACAGGTGAAAAGGTTAATGAAATAGACAATCATTTCCTACGCATATTAAATGCTGCAAGTCCAATCAAAGTTAGTGGAGGTGAGGAACCTTGGAGACTTTGGTTACTTAATAGTGGTTTTGATGATATTGGTATTCTTAAGAATAAATATGATAAAGACGTAGAATATAGTGCTGAAGAAAGAGAGGTGATAGCTCAGTTTATGGGTGAAGACCAGCTTTGGAAAGAAGTTGACAAGATGAGGACTAATGAACGATGGAATGCAGAACTTGATGGTCTTAGACAATTCATTAATGATCGATCTAAGTCAGCTCAGGAGATAAAAGATTACAAAGATAGGCTTCCTGTTTATCAACACTTAAGAAAGATACTTAAGAGATCTCAAAGAAAAGCTGAAGCACGCATAGCACTTGATCCAAGATATAAACATCTTGATATTCAAGGTACTGGTAAAGCTATATCTAAGAAATATATGGAAAAAGGTCTTATAGAAAAGGCTAAGAAGAATGCTGATACAAATCAAAAAATTGATGAATTACTAAATCTACCCAGATAATTAACACAACCATACAATGGCAGATACAGAAAAAACTTATGATAGTACAGGCTCCGCCACCTATACTTTTGAATTTGAATATTTAAAGCCCAGCGACGTTAAAGTTAGCGTTGCTGGTGTACCTACGTCGGAGTTCACTATCCCACCTAGTGCTCCAACAACCATACAATTTAATAGCGAACATGTACCTGTCTCTGGTGCTGGAGAAATTAGGATTTATCGTGATACAAATGTAGATAACTTAGAAGCAACCTTCTATGCAGGTTCAGCTATTAAGTCACAAGATCTAAATGATAACTTTAATCAAAACTTATTTGTTACACAAGAAGCTAAACGAGATATTGCAACAGCTTGGCAAGATGGTGACGACACAGTTCATAGTACAGAAACATGGTACACAGATGAAGATACAAAGATAGCAACTACTAAAGCTATTCAAGCTAGATTACTTTTAAAACAAAATGCTGATACTGATTTAACTAATCTTTCAAACTGTCAAACTGGAGGATCTGGAGCTTTAGCAGCTTTAACACAAGCTGAAATAGAACTATTAGATGGTGTAGATACAACAAGTGTTACAACAACTAAAATAAATTATTTAAGTGGTGTTACCTCTGATATACAAGACCAGTTAGATGCTAAACAAGATGAAGATGCTCTTCTTACAGCTATAAGTGGTAAAAGCTTTAGAACATCAACTGATGGATCATTAACTACCGATAGCGATACCGAGATACCTTCTTCAAAGGTTGTAGCTGCTCATGTTACTAACTCTATATCAGCTATTGGTGGTTTTGAAGCTATTGATGATGAAGATAATTTCCCATCAACTATACCAGTAGCTGGAGTTATAGTTAGTATTGCTAATGCTACAGGAATTACTGTAGATAGTAGTGGTACTTCTACTACAGCACGTACAGCTGGTAATGGATCAGATAACGTAACAATTAATAATTTCCCAGCATCATTAAGAGGTGGTAATGGTGAAAACGCTAATCCTTTCCCACTACCTAATAATACTGGTCTTTTAGTTATATCTACAGGTTCAAATCATACTTATAATTTCCATAGATTATTACCTACAACAGATGATGTTAAACAACTATCTGATGATGTAAATGATTTCTTCGCTAGGTATCGAATAGCAAACAGTGCTCCTGCCTCTAATAATCATGATGGGGATCTTTGGTGGGATGGAGATAATAACAAGATGAAGGTATATGATGGTAACTCAGGAGAGTGGATAGATCTTGTTACCACTGGTGAAACCTTTATTAATGGTCTTACTGCTTCTGACGCTAGTGCAGAAGATGGTGGTAGTTCAGCAACTTTTAACGGTACTGCTTTCAGGTTTAAACTAACTAACCATCCTACTGGTGTCACAGCTGCACATCATATCGTTAGTCGTGCTGGAGTTATTCAAAAACCTAATACTGGTACTTCACAACCTAGTGAAGGGTTTGCTATTGATGGTCATGACATAATCTTCTCTGCTCCTCCTACTAGTGATACTAATATCTTTGTAACTACTTTAGGATCGGCGTTAAGTATAGGTACACCAGCTGATAACTCAGTATCTATGGAAAAAATAAATGCTACAGGTACAGCAAGCAGTGATACATTTCTAAGAGGTGATGGTGCATGGGAACCAGCTGGAGGAACAATAACAGCTACAGCAGATTCTTATATAGCTGCTAATAAACCAGTATGTTTAGTCTCTGGAAAGATTACAGAGGTAGACGATCATGGAAGCGAAACATGGGGATCAATTGAAGATGCTTTCGTTGATGATCAGGCTCCTGCTCAGCATAGAATAGCTGTTGCTTCAAACATTGGAAAAGTTGTAGCAGTTTTTAGGTACGATAATAAAATCTATGCTTCAGCAGGGTCTATAAGTGGTAATGATATTACGTGGGGTACAAAAGTTGAACTCATAAATGCAACTGTTGCTCAAAATAATTTTGGTCTTGTATATGATTCAAGTATCAGCCAGTTTATAGCTTATACATCAACTACAAATAATACTTCTCTTGCAACCAAAACTAACTGTAAGTTTTACAGAATTTGGATCACAGGTACAGATACAATAAATGTAGCTTCTTACCAAATACCAGATGCAAATATTCCTACGATGTTTTCTTCAAGGAATATATTCATTTGTGAAGGAAATGGTAATGCTACTTTTTGGGCGAGTGATGGCTCTACCAATGACTTGAAAGCTTGTCATATTTCTTACACGACAAGTAGTTTAACTCAAAGTAGCATAATTACTACATCGTTAGATGTAACACACCATCTTACTGGTGCTTGGATGCCTGATAAGAGTTCGTACATAATGATGACTTCTCATAGTAGTAACTCAGACGGCACTGATACTACTGGTGCTTATGGTTATTTCCATTTGATTACACGTTCTAGTGATACTTATTCGATAACAAAAACACTTCAATTTACTGAAGATTTAACAGTAGGCTCAACTACAGATACTGAATTCGATAGTACACAAAATAATAAAAGAGACATAGCAGTAAATGGTGCTGAATTTGCATTTGTATGGTACTCAGAGTTTGGTGGTGGTGGTACTACTAATTCTGCTCTAAGAGGTATTATAGGAGTAGTAGATAATGATGATATTTTAATAGGTAGTAGTTCACCTTTATCAAATACAGATCTTAGTGATAGTACTCGTCTGATATCTACTGATATATTTGATGGTCAATATTCAATAACTGGAGGAATTGAATATGATTCAAAAGTTGGGAAATACCATGTCGTATGGAGAGGAGAAACATCAAGTGGTGTCAATCCTTTATACTACGCAAGATTCCAAACTGATGGAGCTACAGCATTAATCAACTCGGCTACGACAGGAGCTACATTTGTACCTAAGAATTTATCAACAGGAACGATAGCTAGTGATACTGAATACCAAGTTGGTTTAGGTTTTGATTCAGTTAATGGGAAGTTTATACATACATGGACTGATTATGATAATTCTAAGTCTAAGCATCGTGTACTAGATGTAGCAGATGGTACAACCAACCTTACAGCTGATAATTTTATAGGGTTCTCAGCTTCTTCAATTTCAAATGGTACAACAGGAAAAATAAATGTAGTTGGTAATACAACAACTCAATCAGGTTTAACAGCAGGCAGTAAATACTATGTTGCTACTGATGGTACCTTATCTACTACAGCAGGTACACCAGAGGTATTAGCTGGAATAGCTATATCATCTACCAAACTACTAATTAAGTAATATGGGAGCAACACAAGTAGAAACAGGCGGCGTCAAAGATGATGCCGTCACGTCGGTTAAGATCCCAGATGATGCAATCGGTACAACTGAGATAGCTGATGGAGCTGTAACCTTAGCTAAGTTAGCTAATGGAGATAATGATAGCGATGGTAAGGTATTAACGTCTAATAACGGATCAGCACCTACATTCAATACACCTACTGTAGAAGGTGAAAATGTAAAATCTACAACTAATAGTAATGAAGATAGTACTAAATTCTTAAAAGCAAATGGTGATGGAACTTGTTCTTGGGCTATACCAACGGGGTCTGCTCCTGTTTCCGTAAATGGAAATGGTTTAGCACCTCAACTACCTAATCCTCATGGAGGTAAATTTCTTAAAGCTGATGGTACTTGGACAGTACCTTATTCTGCTGTATCTGGTAGTGATGCTGCTGGTTTAGTACCTGCGTTACCTGCTAGTGATCAAACTATAAATTTCCTAAGAGGAGATGGTAGTTGGGCGGAACTTAACTACACAGTTAGCAGTACGACTACTGGCGATGAAAATACTGATGCTAGTGTATCCCTAAGTGATACTGAATTCAGCTTTACAATACCTAGAGGTAATACAGGACAAAGAGGTCCAGACGGTAATGCTGCAACTGTAAGCGTTCATTCAACAGAAACTGGTGATGCTGGTACTAATGCTTCAGTAACAAATGAAGGTGATACTACTACCGCTAATTTTAAATTCACTATTCCTAGAGGTAATCCAGGTAATCCAGGTAATCCAGGTACGGATGGTAAAACAATACTGAATGGTACTAGCAACCCCAGTAGCGAAGGTTCTGTTGGTGATTTTTTTATAAATACCGATAGCAATGAAATATTTGGACCTAAAGACGGATCAGGGTGGGGAACTGGAACCTCTTTAGTTGGTCCTGCTGGCGAAGATGGCGAAGATGGCCAAGATGGCCAAGATGGTCAAGATGGTGCTGATGGTGCTGATGGTGGTGGTCTATTTACTTCTTATGCACGTTTAGAAGATAAAAAATCTTATAATGTTTATGGTGGCTCTTCCTCAGCAGGGCTATTTCACTGGAGAGATATAAACACAGAAAGATGGGATCCAGACGGTATAGTTTTAGGACTGAACAATATTTCAACAGGTACTACAAAATCAAATGGAAGTGATACTTATTCAGTATCTACCCCTGTTAAAATGTTTGCTTTAGGTGCAGGTACTTATACATTTCGTATAAGCTGTCCAGCGGTGCAAGTTGGTAGAACATTTTTTTATGTAAGACAGCAAACTACAGCGGAAGTAGATGACGGAAATATTGGAAGATCAACGATAGAGTACTCAAAAGTTAGTTCCTCTTCTTCTTATGTAACGGTACGCCCTCAATACATGCACAGATTTACGATTTCAGCCACTAAACTATTTGGGATTAGGCACTATACTGAACAGGCAGCTACTAACATCGGCTTCGGAATTAATTCCAATAATCCGAATTGGGATAGTATTTATACTGTTATAGAAATTTACAAGGAATAAAATGGACACAATATTAGCATTAATGGAATTAGGTGTAGAACATAATGAATTTCGCTTAACTAAAAGTGATGCACCTAATTCTATTTTTAAATGGATCGGTCCTGATCCAGAGCCAACACAAGAACAGTTAGAGGCAGGGTGGGCGTTATTTTTAGAAAAGAATCCTGACTGGATTCCTAACGCTCCATTGCCATAAAAATATGAAGTGAAAATACCATCCATCAAACCTCAACTACCAAAAGCTCTAGACATGCCTAGCATCCCTCTAGAGCCGCCTACAGCAGATATGCCAGTCTTCCCACCCATTGTCATACCTCCTAGTAATTTGGTAGCTCCTAAAGGCGTAGAAAAGGAAGAAAAGGAAGAAGTACAAACAGAGCAACCTAAAGTAAAACTACCTGTTATTGATATTGACTTACCTTTACCAACTACAGAAATTGTAGCCACTGCAACCTATGCAGCTGTAGCAGCTGTAGCCACTACCACCCTTGCTACACCTTTCTTTGACAAGATCAAGAAACAAGTACAGAAATTCCTACAGACAAAAGTAGATAAATGGAAGGAACAAAAACAACAGAAGAAAAACCTAAAGGACTCCTCGGTAAACTAAAAGATAATGTAGATGACCACGAAGAACAGATGGTGATCTTAGGCGCAATGGTGCGTTTGGGAGTAGTCATTTGGAGTGGATTTATCATAACTTTAAATTACGTAGAATTACCAATGTTTAAGAAAAGTCCAGGTGGGGATATAACTTTCCCTGCTTCGATTTTTACAGGCGCACTCGCAACTTTTGGGCTATCTACTGGTAACGGTAATGGTAAGAAAAATGGTAATAGCAAAAGTGATCTAACAGTTAAAAAATGAAGAAATGGTTATTACTCTTAATGCTGGCATCACCTACAGCAGTTAGAGCAGAATTAGTACAACCAAATTTCACCCAAGGGTCAATGAACTCTACAACCACTACAACGGTTGATATAGAAGAAACAATAACCACCACCACCTATGGAGCAGCGTTAAGCAAGTGGTCAGGAGACAATATAACCCATACATCAGCAAGCTCTGGAGGAATAGTAGACGAAGATTCAATCTTTACTCTGACCACTCCTGGCTCAGACTTCTCGTTAGAAGTAGTAACCAGAGCAGCGAGTCAGATAATAGAACTTATAGAGGTAGACAGAACTATCTCACAGGAATCTACTACTGTTTCCTTATCAGTCTTCTCTCAATAGCACCAGCTAAAGCAACAGAACCAGAGACTCAAAACGTATCTAATCCTGTTGCTGCTGCAACGGGAAATGTCACCAATCAAGCAGTGCAATTCCAGAACAATGGTGCTCCTTCAAGGCAGCACTATGGCTCTGGGGTTAGCTGTAACGGTTCAACGATGACATTTAGCCCATTCTATATGGGTAATCATACAGTCCCATTTGATGAGGAGATGTCTCAGAGAAGCTATACAGTAGCTGAAAACTGGGGAGGTCAGATCAACTTTATGTTTCCCTTAGATCGTAAAGGTTTAGCACAATGTAGACGTATAGCCAAACGGCAAGAAGAAAAGATGAGGCTTGATTATGAGCTTGTACGTGTTCTGAAATGTGCTGAACTCCAACAGAAGGGATTCATGATAGCTGAAGGTACTCGTGTATATGACATGTGTCATGACGTAGTACCAATTGTTGAATACAAAAAGAATAAAAAGGTTGCTGTTAAACAGTATCTAAAAAACGAATGCACTCCAGTTAAGGGTTTTAAATTCCCTTGGCAGAAACAGGAGTATCAATGTCCAAATACCACTAAATCTAAATGAGTACATTAAGTGATTCCATTGCAAAGATGGAAGCTGAACAAGCTAAAGCAAAGAAGACAAAGTCATCCAAGAAAAGAGATGCTAATGGTAAGTTTGTAAAGGCAGATGAAGGATAAAGATATGTTGATCATTAAACCAATCCTAATGACATTCCTCTCCACTACTGCAGTGAAGAATTTGATCATTCAACTATTAGAGGCTTATGCCAAATCCACTGATAACACCATTGACGATAAAGCAGTAGAGATTGTCAGACGTAATCTATTTCCAGGAATGAAAGAATGAAGAAACGAGCCACTGAAGACCAATTTAATGAACTACATAACCTTGTTACAACTGAGTTTCTAAAGCGAGTCAAAAGTGGCGAAGCTTCTACTCAAGATCTCAAGGCAGCCTGTGATTGGCTTAAAACAAATGATATTAGCGGTATAGCTGTAGAAGGTAGTCCACTCGCCAAACTTGCAGCTGTTATGCCAAAAGTAGATCCCGAACTCGTACAAAGCAGACTATATGGCAAGCGGAGCGAAATACGCTAACGGCAATTATAAAGCTCAACAGAAAGCGTATAACAAAACTAAAAAGGGTCTCAAGTTAAGAGTCAACGCTAACAGGCTTAATAGAAAACTAGGTACTTACGGTAATGGTGATGGCAAAGATGCTGCTCACTATAAAGGTAGTACTACCAAAGGGAGAACACAGTCTCCATCTATTAATCGTAAAAGCAGACTAAAAATTCGTAAATGACCCCACTACTACCTAGCCCAAAACACTACTTATACAACCTAATAACCATGACAAGTCCTGATGCTAAACGGCTCTGGAGAAGAGCTATTAAAGAGCACTTCAATTGTACATGTGTTTATTGCGGTAATAACTACGAAATTAATGAACTTACACTCGATCACGTCAAACC